GGGGGTGCAGGCGGAGTAGAAATGCTAGACTGGTATGAAAACCACACGGGACCATTTTGGATGTTCCTAGCCTATGACAAGTTTAATAACTATGTACAAGATGGAACCTCAGCACCATACACACATTTAGAACAGTATAATCAAATTGTTCAGGTTTATGTTTCTGATTTTTCATATACGGTATCTAAGCGTGGACAAAGCAATCATGATCTTTGGGATATTACGGTATCGCTGGAAGAGGTTTAAATGTTTGCAAATACAACATTAAAAAACCATATAGAAACTTCTTCAACAATTGAAACTCGTGCAACAATATTAGCAGAGTGGAATATGAATGTTCCAGACAATATTTTTAAATTAGGAAATTATAGAAATAGAGATACAAAAAAAATACCACTTTCATTTGATGCAACTGACACTAACAATGCTTACACGGGAGCAACAGATTCAGATATTGTAGTTGACAATGGCTATGACAATGATGATCTTCCTTCGTTATTTTCTAAGATTGAAGAACAATATAATATGTTTTATTCATTAGAAGATTGTATTAAACCTTTTCGTCCAAGATCTGGAATTAACAAAGCCTTTTACATTCCAGGAAGACACTTTCATAATTTTAATACTAATTCAATTGACAATCAACAATTTTATGAAACAGATGCTGCTGGAAATTTTATTTATGAATATGAAACAGATGCAGAAGGTAAGTTTGTTTATGAAAAAGATAGCAATGGCATTATAAAAAATGATTCAAATAATTTACCCATAAAAAAAATAAAATCTAAAAAAGTTAAAGATTCTGTTAACGGAATTAGTTCTTTTACACAAAGACCAAGATATTATATGGGAGCAAGAGATGATCAATTTAAATATTGGACATCGTTTAGAAAAGAAAATGGCACAGACATTAATTCACCAGAACGAGGTATATCAAAAAATTCTACAAACAGTCAATATCCAATTGAAGATGCTGCACCATTTGTAGTATATAAAGAAAACGTTCCCGCTAATAGACTTATAGTTAAGATGCAAACCCATGTTGGAAGTAAAAATTTAGGCCCCTTTAATACTTCTACAGTTCCCATTGCAGATCCACTTTATGGAAACTCTAACAAACAAGTTCCTATTAACTGGAGAATAGAATACTTGTCTGGAAATTCATGGGTATCAGCAAAAACCTTTAATGCCAACTCCTTAAGAGATGATGCAACTCCAATAATTAACGAAGATGGATATGTAGAATTGTCATATGGATTAATTATTCCAATTGAACATAAAAATAGATTTATACATGTTGAAAAAATATCTTCTACAACATTATTGCCAAATAAATCAATCGATGGCTATGCTTATTTAGTTGTAGAATCAGCAACAGACAAAGGAGTTTATCATATTTGGAACAATACAACAAAAGTTTATCAAACCTTTGTTCCTGAATATGGTTGGAAATTAACAAATTCAGACTTAACTAAAGAAACAAATTTTGTTACTGATTTTACATCCCCAGAATATTTTATTAAAGATAACGTTACTACATATCGTGAGTTTCAATATGTTAGAGGAGTTAGAATTGTTGTAGATGCCATGAATAAATTTGATTCAACCTTTGATTTAATTGAGATGTCACCAAGACTAATTGCAAACATATCAAACAAAACTATTAACTATAAAGTAACTAAACAATTGTCTGATCTTGGATCAACTTCTTTGCCCGTTGGACAACTTCTAGCCTCTACTGGAAACATTTCAATATTTGACGATGATCAAGCATTTAATGAAAATAATACAAATAGTATTATTTCTAAGTATGTTACAAAAAATATTAAGTTTAATTTCTATGAAACATTCTTAAACGTTTCTGGAAATGATTACAGTGTTCCAATTAAAACTTTGTATTCAGAAGGTTTTCCACAGGCAGATGTAACTGGTGGAACTATATCTTTAGAGTTAAGAGATTTTTATTTTTATTTTGAATCAATGCTTGCTCCAAAACTTTTTCTTACAAACATATCAGTAAGTTATGCAATATCAATTTTATTAGACGCTATTGGATTTACTAATTATATTTATAAAAGAATTGAAGGAGAATCAGATCCAATTATTCCATATTTTTTTGTAGGACCAGATACAAACGTTGCAGAAGTATTAAATGAATTAGCCATATCAACACAAACAGCAATGTTCTTTGATGAATATAATAATTTTATTGCAATGAGCAAAAATTATTTAATACCAGAAGCATCAAAGAGGTCAATAGATACAACATTAATTGGATCAAAAACAAATGATGTTTTAGTAGAGATAGATTTAACCTCAGAAGATGCAGGGGCATATAGCAATACTGCAGAAGAGTTTTTTGATGGCGGACTTTATAGCACTGAATATTGGGAAGATGAACTTGGTGGAAATAGTCCATCTCTTTCAGAAAATTCTGTGAGCATAATTAAAAATAAATTAATTACTGGTAAAAAACTTCCTAATATTATTTCAATTGCTTCTCAAGATAAAAAAATTTATAATGATGGAAAAATAAATTATACATCACGATACATTGACAAAACATTTTCAGCAATAGGCGAAGAAACCATATCAAGTGCATCAAATAAATTTTGGGTATATAAACCATCACTTTTATGGGAGATATCTAATTATGAAGAATTAAAAGGATCAAATCAAAAATCAAGTGGATTTACATTGTCAGCAATTGGGTTAAACTCAACACTTATAGATGAAGCGCCAACCGTAGTGGCCAATCAACTTAAAAATAATGTTATTGATTTTGGAGAAAGCATTTATTTAATTTCAAGAAATCAAGGATATTTTTATGCTAATGGTGAAGTTATTAGGTATGATGCAGTTCAATATTTTGTTGAAGGACTTGAAAACCCAAACGTATGGATAAGTAGTGATTCTGAATACAAAAATTATTTAAATAAATTAAAATATAATGGAAAAATATATCCAACGGGAAAAGTTAGAATATACTCAGAACCATATTATGAAACAGTTAATGGAGTTACTAGAATGGTAAATGGCTCTGTTGCAAAACATGGAAGGGCTCAATTTGGAACAACCATTGTTTCTCATAAGGCAGCGCTAGATGAACACTGGTATAGTCTTACTAATCGTAGAGGTTGTTTAATGGAATCTCAATATTTATTTGGAGACACTACATTTGACGGAACCACTGGTGCTGGCCCTGCGGGTATTTCAAATACCATTGCTAACTCAGCATTTGTTAATGGCGTAATTAAAAGATTTTTATCAGAGCATCCTTTTACAGAAACAGAAAGAGCATCTTTGCAAACTATAGATCCTGCTAAAAATAAAGGATTAGTTCAATCATCAGCACTTGTTTTTAAAGGTAAAGATTTTATTGCAACAGATCCAAAACCAATTAATCATATATCCTATGTTTATAAAAAACTAGACAAAGCAGTATTTAAACATTTTGGAACTAAAATGCGTATTATTGGTGACAGAGATGAGCAAATAAAAACAGAAAGTAGTAATATAATTTCTACTGCAGTTCCACTTTCTGGAATGACATACTATTCAAATGGTTCAACATCTCCAGAACAAAGTGTTGTTATATCTGGAAACTCTGGAGGAATTGCAATTCTGCTTAACCCAGAAACAAACAATGGATACTACTTTGAAGTTATTGCATTAGATGGCGCAACAACAAACACTTCAAATATTATATTTTATAAAATTGAAGAAGGTACTGGACAAGCAAACGCTATTCCAACACTATTGTTTAATGCATTTAATGAACAAATTCAATATGACTCTGGAGATTTTGCTGGCATATCAAGAAAATATGGTGAACAATATACAACTGTATATGATTTAGCAGTAGAGTATGAAGATTTAGCAAATAAAAATACAAGAAGGTTTTATCTATATATAAATGATGTTTTAATTGGTCAAGTTGATGATACTTCTCCACTACCAGCATATCAAAATACCGCTTTATTTATTAGAGGATCATCTAAATGTATGTTTGAAAATTTTTATGCTTTAACCAACAATTATTCACAAAATTCTGGTTTTGTAGTAAACAATCAAATTTCAAAAGTATTTGCAGCAAAAGATGTTACCGTTAATCAATCATTAAGAAAATATGCAATGAGTGGAATTTTACAAGAAACATATTTAAGTGGAGTAAGTCCTTTAACTACTCCAATTTATGATATTCATTTTGAAGAATTTGGAACTATAATGAGAGAGTGTGCATATATTAATGCAAGGTTTGACAATGCCTATCCAGCACTATATGCAAAAATAGTAAATGCCCCAGACAAAGTAAAAGAATATACAATATCTGGATTTGAAGCAAATGCGTACGGAGCAGAATTTTTAATATTTAATGCAACAGATACTTTATTAGACGTAAGCACAACTACTTCAAACTTTTTAAAAATTCAAGGTATTGCATTTACAAGTGATAGCAGTAATGAACTTACAGTAGACGATTATTTTAAAAAGAAATCAAGTTTTTCAGACCCAGAACTTAAAGGCGATAAAATAGTTTATTCTCCAAACATACAAAAAGAAAAATATAATAATGTTAAATTAAGCAGAATGAATTATGGAACAAGTGCTTTTTCTATACAGGGAGAATATATACAAAATACAGAAGATGCAGAAGAATTAATGGGATGGTTAGTAGATAAGTTAATGGTTCCGAAAAAAGCAATTGGATTAAAAATTTTTGCAAACCCCACAATTCAACTTGGTGATATTGTTTCAATTGATTATAAGAATAATAATGGATTAGATCTTGTTACATCTTCTACTTCAAGATTTGTTATTTATAACATAGATTATTCAAGAAGTTTGCAAGGACCAGACATGACTATATATTTGAGTGAGGTGTAATATGGCTAATTGGGAAGAAGAATTTTTAGACATGACCAAAGATATGCCAGGAACTATCATAAAAGAAACTAAACCTAATTCAGGATATTACGATCCAAATTATGGAAACGATTATTTTGACACAGGCAATTCCTTAAATTCAAACAATTCTCCTTTATATTCATCTCAACAAACAAGTGGATATTCGTTTGATTTAATTGACAACATGACTCCTAGAAATTTTGTACAAACAACTACCGAATCAACAACAGGTGGATCAACTGGATCAACTGGTGCACAACGTGTAGAGCCAACGCCACCCGTCACCTGGAACCCAACTGGTGGAGGAGAAAAATTTTTAAGGGCGGGATCAGGATCAACATCAACAAGAAAACCTGCAGTTAAAATTGCAACACCCCAATATGTTACTTTTAAAAATGATGAGGTAAACGCAGAGGACGCAGACTTTTTAAAGATGATATATTTTGAAGAAATTAATGGTGCTATGCTTTTATCACTTACAAATAATGCAAAATTAAGTACTGAAAGTGTAAACTATCAACCAATTATTAATATGGCAGAAATACAAAAGGCCTTAGACCCAAAAAATATTTTGGCCCTTCAGGACACATCTGACAAATATTTTTTAAATTTTGCTATAAAATTAGACGCAAAGGTTCCAAATGTTGGAAATGGTCCTTCAGGAAAAAATGTGTATATTGATACTTCTACTGGAAATTTAGTTATAGAAAGTATAGATTTAAATCCAGGAGAAAAGATTGAAATTGAAACACTACAAAATGGTACAATATATGAAACAGATCTTGGAGTTGATCAGGAATGATAACAAATAAAGGAAAAGAAATCATAGCAAAATACTTGCTTGGAACAGCCCCTGCTTACGCATCGTATATGGCTTTTGGTTGTGGACAAAAACCATTAGCAACTGAAGACAACTATGGAGATTATTCAACTAAAGAATCATTAACTTTTGAAATGTTTAGAGTTCCAATTTCTTCAAGAGGGTATGTAAAAGAAAACGATGTTAATAAAATAGTATTTACTGCAGAACTTCCGACACAGGAAAAATATGAAATTACAGAAATAGGTATTTATTCTGCAGGAGGAAATCCATCTGCTTCAGGATTTGATAGCAGAAGTTTGATGTTATTCACAGAGGAAGAACAGTGGAAGTATCTTGACACTACAGAAAAAGCAATTCCATCAATAAATTCAGCACTTGATGAAAGTGATGATAACATTATTTCAACAACAGCAAGTGTGTTTCAAGCAGCATCAGATAATAGAATTTTTTATAAAGTAAATAGAGATACAAAAAATGAAAGATGTAGATTTTTTAATAATATGGTTTTAGTAAAAGGAAATTATAGTACTATTAAAGATATTACAAACATTACAGATGTTGGAACTACCACAACGACTTTATCTACAAAAAATTATATAAAAAAAACTGGGCTTAACATTGATTTATCTAAAAATTCATTGTCAGATAAAATTAAGATTGCATTTTCTCTTGTAAATAAAGACGCAAGTTCTCCTTATGCAAAACCAGGTAGTTTGAAAATTATTTTAGAATTTACAGACACTAATACTAAAACTGCAAGGTGTTTAATTGACTTAGTTCATGGAGCAGGTGGAATTGATTTTGATGCTAATAGATATTTTGTAGTTGAAAAAACTTTAGAAGATTTTGTTAAAGAAGAAGCCTTTTCCTGGGAGTTTGTTTCCTCCGCAAAACTATACTCATGCATTGTAACCTCATCAGCCGTAGTAACAACGCACTATATTGCTTTTGATGCAATTAGATTTGATAACCTAAGCACTCTTAATTCTTTATATGGATTGGTTGGATATACCGTTGTTCAAAATGCCAATGCAGAGCCAATTGAAAAATCTCCAAACACAAACAATTATGTTGAATTTAGAATGTCTTTAGATATTGGTAACGTTGTATAATG